GATAACTCTGCACCAAACACTGTGACGAACTCAGGTATCTTAGGAACAGGTACGTCAAACCGTACGTCAGGTGGACCAAGTGTTCGCTCGATCATGGGTTCTTCGGGCATGAAGACCAGCAACAGACGTGGATCTAACATCCCCAACATGCTCATAGACAGAAACGAGTCTCTTATCCGTATCGGTGGAGCAATGTACGGTGGTGCGCTTCAAGGTAACGGAATTACTGCCGCTACTGAAGCGTATGGCAACATCCAAGACGCAAACCGTAAAGCAGACGCGGCTAGATTTAAGATTGAAGAGGCTAGAAGACTAGCAGCCGCTAAAGCAGCCTCCAGAGGTGGAGGCGGTAGAGGTGGTAAAGGCAAAGGCATGACGTCAAATCAAGTCAGCGACGTTATGTTTAACTACCAGAAAGCATTGAATGCAATCCGCGATAGCCGAGCGGCAGGTGGAAATCTGACTGGAATTGGAGGTATCGCAAAATCATTTGTTGATAGTTTTACAGGTGACGATGACGCCGCACGTCGCTTAATCTTATCAAGAGTTAAAATTGACGATACCTTACTACGAGTTGCCGAGACTAAAGGTGCAATCTCTAACGCTGAGATGAAACTATTTTTGGAACCTGCACCGAAGAACTATGAAGACGAAGCGATCTGGGAAGCATGGATCCTAGATCGAATGGAGGCTCTTCAGAGAGTCCAAAGCAGACTTGATGCTAATTATGAACTTCCAACCACAGAGAGATCTTCTAGTTCCAATGTATCTACACAGTCTGGATCAGGCGATGGTCAATACACAGTCGAGCAAATTGCAGATTAGGAAGGCTAACACATGCCAACATTTAAAATCACGGCTCCTGATGGACGTAAGTTCAAGATAACAGGACCGAATAAAGAAGGTGCGTTGGCAGCCTTAAAGGCCCAACTGGCTCAAGAAACTCAAGCAGCGCAGACTGAGGCTCCAGACACAAGTTTGTCTGGTGCCGTACAGTACGGCTTTAACCAAGCCCAGAGCATGGCAGGTAAAGGCATCCAAAGTGCAGGTGAACTAACAGGTAGTGAGACACTTGAGAATGTCGGTCAGGCCATGGCTGAAAAGAACCAAGCCGAAGCAGATGCCCTCAACTATCAAAGACCAGAGAATGCAGACGGTATCATCAAGAACCTAAGAGAGGGCGACATCGGTGGTGCAGGTAAGTCTCTATTGTACTCAGCGGCTGAAGCGGCTCCACAGGTTGGTGTTGGTGTAGGTACATCTATCGCCGCAGGTGCAGCAATGGCAGGTGCTCCAGTAGTAGGCGGTACTCTTGCTGCAGGTGGTACACTTTTAGGTATTAACCAAGCACTTGGTGCTAATAGAGCCGAGAAAGAAGATAAGGGCCTAGATCCCACGGCTACAGTCACTGACCTATCCACAGCAATCGCTAGTGGTGTCATCGAACTTACGCCTCTAAAAGGTGGCGGTGCTACTCTTAGAGTTCTACGAGAAGGCGCTCAAGAGATGGGACAAGAGGGTCTCATTATCGGTGGTACAGCCGTCCAAGGCGGTGAGTATGTACCAGAAGAGATCGTCACACGAGTAGCTGAAGCAGGTATCGTAGGTGCCACAATCTCAAAAGGTGTCAACACCACCATCTCCACCGTGAATAAAGCAGGTGAAACTGTATTCCGTACAAAAGCAGATTTAGACCCAGAGACTGGTCAGGCTGCAGGTGATGTCGCAAGGATGATGGACGAGATTGCCAAAAGTGAAGGCTACAACCTCCGTAATGTAGACCCATCTTCGAAAAAAGGTGCCGAAGCAACTCTTGCCGCTGCAAGAAGCCGAGTAATGGCTGATATTGATCAAAACATGCTTGTTCTTAGAGGAGAGATACTAAAGAATGCCGACGCAGAAACCAAAGCCAGATTTAAACAAACCCTTCGACAAGCCACCAACAAAATATCTAATACGGTCACGAAAGAAAACCTCGACTTTGTTAAACAGAAAGTTGGGGGGACATACGAAGGGAGATCACTATTAAATGCTCTTCGTAAATCTAATGTAATCACCGAAGTCTATTCTTCTGGACTTAAAGGCGGTATTTCACAGTTTACTGACAATTTTAATCCTCTACCTCGCTTTGGTAGGGGCTACACTCCTGCAGGTTTGCTCACCGGAAACATTAACATGGGTGCCGCTGCCGCTACTGGAGGTCAGACGCTAGCAATACAGATACCTGCAGTCGTAGGCGGTCGAGCAATCGATGCTATGACAGGCAGACGGAGCAAGGTGAACACCTTCATCAGGAAGAACCGTAAGAAAGAAGGCTTGGCAGATCCGACAGGACCTAGAGTCGAAGGGCGTACAGCCGCTCTTAGGGCAGCCGCCAAGCAACAAGCAGCCGCTAAGAAAGATGCAGGTCAGAAAAGGTTACAGGCTACTTATGTGGCTCAATACCAAGAAGGCCAACCTCCTAACGACGGCGGTCCGAGAGGAACAATGTTTACCGCTATAAACGCAGTAGATCCTACGATCCAACAGAACATGACACCTCGAGAAATCGATCAAATGATTGATGAGATCCTAACAAGACAAGAGCAAAGGTATTCTAGTCGAGACGATGCAAATGCCGGAATCATGCTTAGAGCCATCAAAGAATATAGGCAAATGCTTGAGACTGGACGCATGTCAAAGGACGAAGGACCTTTAAGTACTGCTATTGCTTTGGTTAAAGACATGCTTCCAAGACAGTCAGTGCAGACGCCTCCACAAGGCGGTAATCCTCTTCCTCCTGGGCAGAATACGCCAGTCGATGAAAGACCTGCTAGAGTTCGAGATGGAATTGCCGGAAACCGTGCTTTTCTTGATGGTTTAGGTACTCGTGTCGATGAATCAACAGCATCTACTGTTGATAAGGCGACTTTAAAGCAAGCGATAGGGGATATGCGTCTGAACTTAGGCTCAGATCCTGTGCCAAAAGTTAAGTCTATTATAAGTAAGGCCGAAGGCAATCTTACAGACAAAAAACTTGCAGATCAGTACTTAAAACCCTATTTAGACAGGGTAGAGATGCAGCAAGCCGCTCGTAAGGCCAAAGCATCAAGAGCGAAACCAAAGGCTAAACCAAATGCCCCAAGTCAAGAAACAGGTACAGGAGATCAAGGAGGTGACGTACGCCCCGATGGAGGCACCCCTCCCATCCTTGAAACCCCACCAGATGAGGGACCCAAAGTTAAAAAGCCTACTAAAGGTAAAACCAAAGGGAACCTACCAGAAGCCGAAGCCTTAATTGAAGTAGGCAAAGTAGGTACGAAGTACGAGAACGGCATTCAAGATGTCGATACGGCTCTTGAGGTTTCAAGGCTTCTTGGAATTACTGCAAAAATGATGAACTCTGGAACTGCGCTGCAGAAAGCAGCCGGAGTAGGTAGAGGTACTATCGCAACTCATAATTGGAACAGAAACAAGAAAGGCTTCGGTAGTAGTATTTTCTTTATAAAGCCTTTCGGAAGTTACAAAGGTAAGAAAACATCTGCCTTAGACTCATTACATAGTGCGCTCCACGAGATGGGTCACGCACTTACTCAAGGTAATCTTGATGGTAAAGGTGAGTTTGGTATGGCGTTCGTCAAGAACATGCGTAAGGGTACAGATCCTGTTGGTGCAAACTCCTACAACTTCTCTGTCATGAAACCATTGCTTGAAGCAAAAGGTACGGATCCTCGTAAGAACCCTCTGATTGCTGAGATCATAGCGTTCCAAGAAAGTGCTAAAGGTGGTTTTACTCAAAATAACCCGAGTGAAAGTATACAGGCACGTCCTGACATCGTTAGATACCTCAAGAATATTCAAAAGGCTGAAGCAAGTGGTGACGAAGCCGCACAACAGACTTGGCGACGTAATTTAGAGCGTTTCAGAACTTACACTGAAAATGTGAATGAGTTAACTGTAGATCCAATGTGGCTGTATCTGATGAATCCAAAATTAGCCAAAGAGATCATGCCTCTTAATGCTAAAGCAATACGAGAAGAGTTTAGGAAAGCCGGAAACAAAAAGATCCAGTTTTACTCACATCCGTTTGCCACAATCCTAGCCGCTGTTATGGGCATGGGAATGTTAGCATCCCTCGGACTCGAGGAACCTGATGAAGAGGTTATGCCAAGCGGCATCCTAACAGCGTAAAGAGGCCCTTCGGGGCCTTTTCTACATATGGAGACTTATATGGTCGCACCAAAGAAGCCTCGGAAGAAAGCACCAAAGAAGGAACTTACTCACCCGAAAAAGGCAAATCACGGCAAAGCAAACTATTTCACTACACTCATGTCTACACCAGAAGGCAGGGCATTGAGGAAGCAGTGGTCAAGTAAGCCTAAGAAAAATGCAGGACGCCCACGAGGAACTCCAGACGGTTACACTGCAGAGATGATCAAGCCGATCAGAAAACAAGCAAAAGCAGATGCTGAAAGGATTGTTGCGATAATGGCTAAAGAAAACGATATCGACGACGAATTTGCAGTCGAAGCACTCAAGACAGCCGTCGAGATAATGCGCGAACCTGCACAAAATAGAGACCGCCTTACAGCGGCTCGAATGGTCTTGGATTTCACTAAGACAAAACCTGCCGCTAAGAGCGAAGTCACAATCGGTAAGGCAGAAGCCTTCTTGGAGTCGCTGTTAGACAGCGATGAGGAACAAGAAGAGCAAAATGGACAAGAAACTTAAAGCAGTCAGACAACGACTATTTGATGACTTCGACTTCTACGCAAAATCAGCCCTAAAGATTAGAACTAAAGATGGAGACATACAGTCTCTCAATCTCAAACCTGCACAGAAGTTACTTCAAGATGCAGTGGACAAACAGTTAGAGTCTGAGGGTAAAGTTCGTATCATAATACTCAAGGCGAGGCAGCAAGGTCTTAGTACCTATTGCGGTGGTTATCTCTACCACAATGTGTCTCAGCGGAAGGCCTGTAAGGCACTGGTGATTACTCATCATTCTGACAGTACTAGAGCATTGTTTGATATGACTAAGAGGTATCATGAGAACTGTCCTGAGTTACTAAAGCCTCACACTAAATACTCATCTCGCCGTGAACTTACATTTGACGTCTTAGATAGTTCTTATGTTGTTGCGACGGCAGGAGGTGAAAGTATTGGTCGAGGTGAGACTTTAACCCATGTTCATGCTTCTGAAATAGCGTTTTGGTCCAAGTCCACGGCGCTAGAGAACTGGAACGGCCTCACACAAGCAGTCCCAAGCAAAAAGGGAACTGCAATCTTTGTAGAGAGTACGGCTAACGGTGTTAGTGGTGTTTTCTATGATCTGTGGAGAGGAGCCGTCGAGGGTAAAAATGGATACATACCTGTCTTCATTCCTTGGCATTTAGACCCCGACTATCGGGAACCAGTTCCTGAGAACTTCGAACAGACACCAGAAGAGGAAGAACTAGTTGAGAAGTATGGTCTCGATGATGAGCAACTTATGTTTAGGCGACGGAAGATCGCCCAGAACGGAATTGATCTATTCAAACAAGAGTACCCTATCGAGGCTGAAGAAGCCTTCCTCACAACTGGGAGACCAGTGTTTAATCCAGAGACATTACAAGAGTCTCTCAACGATGCTCCAGACCCTATCAATCGACTGGCGCTTGAAGGCGATGAGTGGCTAGAGAACCCTAGAGGCGAACTATCACTCTACAAGAAACATGATGCCGGAGAGAAATATACGATTGGTGCAGATGTCGCTATGGGCGTGTCCGGTGGAGACTGGAGTGTAGCACAAGTCTTGGACTCGAAGAAAAGGCAAGTAGCCACATATCGAGCCAGAGTGCATCCTGACTACTTTGCAGAAGTTCTTTTTGCTTTAGGTACGTTCTTCAACGAGGCTCTTATAATTGTAGAGAACAACAGTCACGGCATACTGACCTGCACAAGGCTCGGTAAAGACATGGCTTATCCAAATTTCTACACTGAGATCCAAGTCGATAAACTTACAGACAAAGAGACCGTAAAACTCGGTTTCACAACAACCTCCAAAACTAAACCACTTGTCATCGATGAACTGAGGGCAACGACTAGGGATGGAACAATCGAACTTAACGATAAAGTCACTATCCGCGAAATGCTTACATATATCGTCAACAACAGCGGCGGTATGGAAGCAGAGAGTGGTTGCTTTGACGACTGTGTAATGAGTTTAGCACTCGCCAATCACATTCACGAAGGTGTCTGGACACCAATAGATGCAGTCGATGAATTTTACATTGAGATGGTTTAGATATGAAATCAGAAGAATTACAAAAACTTGATGACGAAAAGATACTATCAATAGTCGATCAGAACTTGAGACGATCAATAGGCTACTACGATAGTGAACTGTCGAAAGAGCGGCAAAAGGTTATGGACTACTACTCAGCCCATCTACCTAAACCTGCACACGACGGAAACTCTAAGTACGTTTCGCAGGACGTCTACGATGCTGTAGAGTCGATGAAGGCTGCACTACTGGAGACCTTTAGCACAGGTAACAAAACTCTTCGCTTTGCTCCCCAGAATGTGGACGACGTAAAGATGGCTGAAGTCTGCACAGAGTACACAGACTACGTTCTCCATCGGCAAAATAATCTTTTCGAAACTATGCAGACAGTGATTCACGATGGACTGATTGCAAGGGCAGGTATCTGTAAAGTCTACTGGGATCAGAGGACTGAAAGCCACCTTGAAGACATTGAGGATCTCACAGAAGAAGAACTGGACATGCGTCTAGCAGATGAGATGACTGAGATCGAAGAGGTCGAGACAGACGAATACGGAATGAACAATGGTCAACTTCGGATCTACAGAGACGCATCACAGGTAAAAATAGAAGCCGTTGCTCCGGAAGAGTTCCTCATTGAGCCTCAATGTAAATCTTTAGACAGTGCTATGTTTCTGGCTCACAGAACCAAGAAGTCACTCTCAGATCTAATCGAGATGGGCTATGACGAAGATGTGGTCATGGACATCAATGACGAAGATAATGACTTCGACAATGACCCAGAGATCTTATCGCGTTTTAACGAGATCGGTGCAGACCGAGGTTTTAATACAAACAGCAGCCAGAAGATGTCCAGACAGGTGACTGTCGTCGAGGCTTTCATGGAACTTGATAAGTATGGAGAGGGCGTTTGTTCTCTTTATCGTATAGTTAAGTCCGGTGGTACAATGTTGGAGTGTGAAGAGGTCCAAAGATTGCCATTCGTGGCTTTTGTTCCTCTACCTATTCCACACGCCTTCCATGGTAACAACTTTGCAGACAAACTAGTGGCGATACAGAATGCACGTACAGTTCTAACACGCTCCATCCTCGACCACGCTATGGTCACCAACAACCCTAGATATACAGTCGTTAAAGGCGGTCTTACTAACCCACGCGAACTTATCGACAATCGCGTTGGCGGCATTGTCAATGTGACTAGGCCCGACGCAATCAACCCAATGCCTCAAGCAAGTCTCAATCCATTTGTGTTCCAAACGATAAGCATGTTGGATCAAGACAAAGAGGATACAAGTGGCGTCTCTCGATTGTCACAGGGATTAAACAAAGACGCCATCAGTCACCAAAATTCGGCTGCGATGGTCGAACAACTAGCAAGCATGAGCCAACAAAGGCAAAAGATCATTGCTAGAAACTTCGCCAACAACTTCTTGAAACCTCTCTTTCTCAAGGTCTACCAGATCTGCGTAGAGAACGAGACAGAAGAGAAGATCGTTGAGTTAGCAGGAATGTATGTGAATATCACACCCGCACAATGGGCAGACAAGCGTGACGTTATGGTTGAGTTCAACCTCGGCTACGGCGAACAGGAGACGCAGATCACTAAGCATCTGATGTTTCACTCACTGTTCTCTCAGGACCCAACTTTAGGTCAAATGTACGGACCAGAACAGAAGCATCAGATGCTTGCTAAGATCCTCGATATGTCTGGGATCAAGAACGTAGCTGACTTCTTGAAAGATCCGAAGATGATCCCACCACCACAACCAGATCCAAATCAACAGATGCAAATGCAAATGGCGCAGAAGCAACTTGAGATTTCGGATCGTCAAACTCAGGTTGCCGAACAAAAGACAGCCTTTGAAGCAGAGATTGGTCGTATGAAACTCGAACTTGATGCACTCAAGGCAGAGAGAGATTACGCCCTCAAGTCGGACAAGATGGATCTCCAAGAGAGCCAACAACAGCATAAAGAGATGGTGAACCTCGAAGAACTCGAGATCGCTAGAAATGCTGAAGATGTTCGAGCAATAGCAAGCCCTAATGGATAAAGGAACTATGACAACACAAGAAGAGCAAATGATTCAGCAGGGCGATGAGGTCGAGCAAATCTTAGGATCCTCGGCATTCAACGCCACTATTAACGAACTAGTAGACGAGGCTTTCAAAGCATTCGTCAACACAGAACCTCACGAACATGAAAGACGTGAGACTTCATATCGCCACTATCGCGCACTTGTAGACGTGGTGAACCATTTTAAACATAAAGTCGCGGTGCGAGATAGCATCAAAGAGAACGGCGACACTAGCCAAGAAGAGGACTAGCACCATGTCAAACGTGCAAAAGACCGAATCTGAACCTCGCGCACTGGATCTCAGTGACGCGGCTGACGCCATCCTAAATCGTTGGGAAGACGCTGAAAAGCCATCTGAAGACGAAGAAGTGGAGGCAACAACTGAAGACGTCGATGAGACAGACGTAGAAGAAGTTGAAATTGAGGAAGCAGAAGAACTCGAAGACGACGAAGAGTACGAAGCGGACCCTGATGAAGAGGAAGAAACCGAAGACCAAGAAGAAGACGACGATGAGGACGATGAGGAAGACGATACCACTGAAGAAGTGGAAGTCGCCTCTGACGACACAGTTGTTGAACTCAAGGTCAACGGTGAAACCAAACAGGTATCTGTGAAAGACTTGAAGCGACTGGCAGGTCAGGAAGCATCTCTCACTAAAAAGTCTCAAGACTTAGCCGAACAACGTAAAATCGCAGACAAAGACTTTGTGAGGACTACGGTGTCATATCAGAAACTCTTAGAACGCGCTCAAGAGCGATTAAAGCCATATTCCGATATGGACATGATGGTTGCTCAGTCCCAGATGGACACTGAAACATTTGCCCAATTGAGGCAAGATGCGCGTCAGGCCGAAGAGGACGTAAAGTTCCTCGAGGAAGAAAGCAACGCCTTGCTGCAAGAGATGCAAACTCAGCAACAGTCTGCAGTCCAACAAGCCGCGAAAGAATGTATTCGTGTGTTAGAGGACACAATTCCAGACTGGGGCAACGAGATGTATAACGACATCAGGACGTATGCAGTCAAAAACGGCCTACCTCAAAACCAAGTAGATCAGTACACAGATCCAAACGTGATCATGTTGCTAAACAAGGCTCGTCTTTATGATGAAACTAAAGCGACGGCCCAATCAAAGAAGGCTAAAGCCAAAGTGACTAAAAAGACAAAGAAGACCAAAGTTTTGAGTTCTAAGAAATCCCCACCTACCAAAACTCAGATTAAGAAGGCCAATGCCCAGAGGGCGCAGGAAAAACTTCGAAATAATCCAAAGTACGGCGGTGGCATGGATGACATTGCAGATGCCCTAATGGCACGTTGGGAAAGTTAGTCTTTCCACTTCAAACTTTAATTTAAGGAAACTTAATAATGACGACATATACAACATATGATCAGGTCGGGAAAAAAGAGAGTGTGGCCGATATCATCACAGATATAACCCCATTCGATACTCCTGCCATGACCATGTTCAAAGACGAGAAAGTGTCTGCTCGGACATTCTCTTGGCTTGAGGATTCTTTGGCATCTGCCGGAGTCAATGCGGCAGTAGAAGGAGCCTCTGCTTCAATGGCTACTTTAGCCAACGCTGTTGAACGTACAAACAACACGCAGATCCTGACCAAGGCGTTCCAAGTGTCGGCAACTTCAGACGCTGTTGGCACTTATGGCCGTGCGAAGGAAACGGCCCATCAACTTGGTAAAGCCCTCAAGGAAATTAAGCGCGATGCAGAATTTATGCTCGTGGGTGCAGACCAAGCAGCCGTAGCAGGTACGTCAAGTGCGGCTCGTAAAGCACAGAGTGTTATCAACCAGATCTCTACTGTACAAGCAGGTGGCTCTGGTGCCTTGACTGAGGCGATGTTATTGGCTGCAGGTCAAACTGCATACAACAACGGCTCAGACGTAGACACTTTCATGATTAAACCTGCAGACGCTCAAATCGTAGCAGGGTTCTCAGCAAGTTCTGGTCGTAACCGTGAAATTGCCCAAGGCAAAACATTGGTAAATGCGATTGACTTGTATGTGTCTCCATACGGTGAGTACCGTGTTGTTTTGAACAGACACCTAGAAGCCACACATGCCCTATTGATCGATCCGTCGATGTTTAAGACATGTACACTTCGTCCGTTCACACGAACACTCTTGGCGAAAGACGGCGACAGCGACAAGCATTTTGTCGTCGGAGAAATGTCCGTCAAGCACATGAACCACGGCGATAGCGTACAGATTAACGCTCTCACCTAATACCGAATAGAACCTCGGTTCTTGTTGGGCCGCACTAGATCACATGGGTTTTGCTCTCCTTACTGTGTGTCTGGTGCGGTCCTTTTTATTTTCAAGGATGGCCCATGCTACTAAATTCTACAAAAGATAAGATCACTGACCTCACACAGTCCAACACAGATTTCATATTTGAAGTCGGTGATATCACAAGAAAACATACTCAGAACATCTCCCAAACATTCATCGATGATCTGAAAGATGCGCGTAATGAAAGTACTTCTAAGCCTATGGGTGATTTCCATAGAGTTGCATCAATACCGACTGTGGTAGTTGAGAAGTGGATGCGAGAAGGCTTCGACCTCTGGCAAGCCACAGGTAAGGATATCGTCGCAAGATTGAAAAGAGAAAACCTTGATGCGTTCATGGCAACGGATCGGAAGGTTTAACAATGGCAACCCCGAGAACAGGTAAGGCAAAAGTCAAAGTCACAAAAAGTGGCAAACGTGTTTCCTACGGTCAATCGGGGAAAGCGAAAGACGGAGGACCTCGAGTCCGCGCAGGGACGAAGAAGGGTGACGCTTACTGTGCCAGATCACTAGCGCAGAAGAAGAAACATCCGAAAGCCGCAAAGAACCCTAATTCACCTCTGAACTTGTCGAGAAAACGATGGAAGTGCAGTGGTGCCAAGTCAAAGAGGACCTGACATGAGCCTATACGAGAACATCGCTAAACGACGTAAGTCTGGAAAGCCCATGCGAAAGAAGGGCGACAAGGGCGCTCCGACTGACGCGGCATTTCGCAAAGCGGCACTGACTGCCAAAAAGCCTGTGAAGAAAAAGAAGGTCACAAATAAAAAGAAGAAAGTGACTAAATCTAAGAGGTACTAAATGAACAAAGGACAAATCAGGGCGCACTTTAAGGCCCTTCTGAATCGTAGTGACTGCCCTGATGCGCTTGCCGATACTTTTATTGACCAAGCGACGACCAGAATACAAAGAGTACTGAGAACCCCTGCACAAGAGGCTCAACAGAGTTACAATATCTCAGGTCAAACTGGTGAAATCACTATACCTACAAATCTATTGGAAGTAATAAGTGTCTATATGGATGGTGTTGCTGTCACACGCATTCCACATCACGAGATGATACAGGCACAAAAGACTGGGGAACAGGGCATACCGCGACAGATGTGCCGACAAAGAAGTAAGATCCTTCTTCACCCACAGCCAACAACAGGAACAGTATACTTAGACTACTATGCTGAGTTCCCAAGCCTTGCCACCGATTCTGACACCAATGCTCTTACTGCTATAGCCTCAGACATACTTACATACACTGCGCTTTCTTATGCTGCAGATTATTTCATGGATGAGAGATCCGCTATTTTTGAACAGAAGTCAGGACAGTTCCTTGCTGAACTACAAGAACAAAGTAATTCTGCAGAGCAGTCAGGCGTAAGTCAGGTAATGCGACCAACAGTAGTCTATGGAGATTAACAACCATGGCATCATCTTTCTATTCCCAGACCGGAATCTCTAGTACAAACACAGATGCGATTCAATCGAGTACCAATAAAGCCGCTGCTTCAGAAGCAAATGCAGCATCCTCAGAGACAAACGCAGCCGCTTCAGCAACTTCAGCGACTACAAGTGCTACCGCTGCCGCAACATCTGCTACTGAATCTGCTACCAGTGCTACAGCATCTTCTGGCAGTGCCACTACTGCAGCGACCCAAGCAGCATTAGCTACAACAAATGGTGCAGCGCAAGTTGCACTGGCTACAACTCAGGCCGGACTGGCTACAACAAATGGTGAAGCCCAAGTTGCACTGGCTACAACTCAGGCCGGACTGGCTACTACAAACGGCGCCGCACAGGTTGCACTGGCTACAACTCAGGCAACTAATGCTGCCACATCAGCAACAAATGCAGCAACTTCAGCAACTAGCGCGTCTACTAGCGAAACAAATAGTGCTACAAGTGCCACTGCAGCCCAGACATCTAAGACTGCTTCTGAAACTGCAAAGACTGCCAGTGAACTTGCTGAGACCAATGCGGCTACTAGCGAAACAAATAGTGCCGCAAGTGCCACGGCTGCGAATACTTCTAAGGTCAACGCGGCTACTAGCGAGACAAATAGTGCGTCTTCGGCTACAGCGGCGGCTACAAGTGCGTCTGCAGCGTCTACTTCAGCAACTGCAGCGGCTACTTCAGCGACTAACGCAGCAACTTCAACAACGAATGCAGCAACTAGTGAGACTAATGCAGCAACTAGTGCAACCAATGCTGCAGCAAGTGCTACGTCTGCATCTACTGCCCAAACAGCCGCTGAGACAGCAAAGACAGCATCTGAGACAGCAAAGACAGCATCTGAGACTGCGAAAACTGGGGCTGAAACTGCCCTCAACAACTTTAACGCACTTTACTTGGGATCAGCATCGAGTGACCCATCAGTGGACGGTAATGGAGACGCTCTAACTGCAGGGGATCTCTACCACAACTCTACTTCAGGAAACATGAAGTACTATACTGGATCCGCTTGGGCTGCGATTTCACAACTTGGGCCAACAGGTCCGGCAGGTCCGACAGGTTCTGCAGGTGCCGCAGGTGCCGATGGCAGTGACGGAGCCGCAGGTCCTACTGGGCCAACTGGTCCAACTGGTCCAACAGGTCCGGCAGGAGCCGCAGGTGCCGATGGTAGTGATGGTAGTGATGGTTCTGCAGGTGCCGCAGGTGCAGCAGGTCCTACTGGTCCAACAGGACCAACAGGACCTCAAGGAAACTCAGTGACAGGTCCTACAGGGCCTACTGGCCCGACAGGTCCTGCAGGTTCAGACGGCGCAGATGGCGCTCAAGGTCCGGCAGGTCCGGCAGGAAGTACTGGTCCTGCAGGTGCAGCGGGTCCTACTGGGAACACTGGCCCAACAGGATCTCAAGGTCCGGCAGGAGGCACTGGCCCAACAGGACCTCAAGGTCCGCAAGGAAGCACAGGACCTACTGGAAGCACCGGAAGTTCTGGTGGAACTGGACCAACTGGCCCGACAGGTCCGACAGGTCCGTCTGGCATAGGAACAAGTACAAGTTACGGTGGTGTTGGTAGTTATGGATTATTCTATAGGGCAAGTGCAGGTCAAAAAAGCCCCGGTTCAACTACTTCGGGCAGTAATATAGTACCTGCAAACACTTACACACACAGTACAACTCACGGAGGTTACAGCGGTTCGGGTTCGCCTTCTGGCACTTGGCGGTTAATGGGGCAGCATGGATATTATAGCAATGTTAACGCGTTTACCCGTCTGGACATGAACACTTCGGTATATTGCAGGATATCATAATGGTAATTACGATCACACAAGTCCGCAATGCGGCATCACTTCAGTCTGACAACCTCCGTATGGATGTAGAGATTAGCCATCCACAGTACGGATGGATTCCGTACACATTAGATCCAGACGATACAGACACAACCATCGACAACGATGCAGTCATGGCTCTAATTGGATCTAGTTTCACTGCTTATGTAGCACCAACGGCGGACGAAGTAAGTGCAGAACTTGCAAAGGAAGTTAGATCCCAACGCGACTTTCTCTTAAATGAATTGGACGAAATACTGTCTAATCCACTGCGATGGTCTTCGATGTCAAGCGGCGAACAAACTGCTTGGTCAACATATCGTCAGGCTTTGTTAGATGTACCACAGCAGTCAGGTTTCCCTGCGGAAGTTACTTGGCCTCAGAAACCGGACTTATAAGCAGGTCAAAAGGAAGAGCAAAATGACAGCAACTAGACAAAATTGGCAACTATGGACCGCTAACCTACCAGACAATGTTATAGATACTATTGTAACGCTTGCAGGTGATACACAGAAAGCAAAAACATTTGGTGGCGATGACGAAAGTGTCAGAAGTAGTCGTGTTAGTTGGATGAGCCAACATGATTGGGTTAGAAATACTTTATTTGAATATGTAAATCTTGCTAATCAAAACGCTTTCCATTTTAGCATCTATAACAAAGCCGATGTCCAATACACTGAGTACCATGCTGATGAGAAGGGTCACTATGGCCTACACCACGACATTGATTGGAGTAGGTCCGATGGCTTTGACCGCAAACTATCAGTAACGGTTCAACTATCAGACCCATCAGAATATGAAGGTGGCAGTTTTGAATTTACAGAAACTGAAAGCCCTGACGTTGTGTCTTCTAAGGCCAAAGGAACTGTTTTAGTTTTTCCAAGTTACCTTCAGCATCGGGTCAATCCAATAACAACTGGAACTAGGCGATCTTTAGTTGCTTGGTTCGAGGGGCCAAACTTTAGATAAAAGGACCACTTAATGACATCACCTGACGATAGTTGGCACTTATCAAAAAGTGTCCCAATCACCCTCATCATCGGTTTAATCACCCAAGGCGCAGCGATCGTCTGGGTGGTGTCAATGATGTATGGGGACATCGAAAAAAACAACGACAGATTAAGTGACTTAGGCAACCGCCTCGACAAACTAGAAGACATAGTTTTTTCCCAAGCGATTGCGATGGCGCGGATAGATGAAAACATAAAAGCCATTAGGGAAGATGTTCACAGGATGGCTACAAAGGAAAATAACTAGTAAAATGTTAGCGGAATTGGCCGCTTGTAACGCTGCCTTTATGACCGTCAAAAGTTTCCTCCAAAACGGAAGAACTTTAGCCGACTGTGCTTCACAGATCGGGACCATTGTTGCAAGCAAACAGGCACTTGAGGAGAAGGTACACAAAAAAAGAACTGGGTTCATGGCTCAGTTAAAACAAACTCAGGCGCAAGATCTGGAAGAGTTTCTTGCGCTAGAGAAAATCAAAGAGACTGAAGAAGATCTAATCCAAGTGATGATCTACCAAGGTCGCGCAGGTCTAAAAGAGGATTGGATGAACTACCAAGCAGAAGCAAGACGCAAGCGAAAAGAAGAGCGTCTTCGTGCGGAGAGAGAAAGACAAGAGATGATTGAGGCGATTACGATTGCAATGATTGTCCTAGCAGGAATAGCAGCAGCAGGAGCCGTTTTCTACTTCTTCGCCACACAATAAAGGAAAGCATATGATAGCAGCATTGACGGCAGTCTTGCCGAATGTCTTGGGTATTGTCGATAAGATGGTTCCAGACAGAGCAGCCGCTGAACTAACGAAACAAAAGATCGAAATGGAACTGGTAACTGCAGCCAACGAGATCAACAGACTACAGGCAGAGACTAACAAAGTTGAAGCCGGACACAGATCTATCTGGGTTGCCGGATGGAGACCGTTTATCGGTTGGTCGGCAGGTGTCGGGGTCTGTTACTTCTTCTGCGTTCAACCACTTTTGCAGTGGGCGGTAGCGATCTCGGGATCTACCATGGTGCTGCCGACTTTCCCCGAGGACGCATTGTTCGAGATGGTGTTCGCCCTTTTAGGGATGGCAGGTCTCAGGAGTTTCGAGAAGATAAAGGGTGTCGCAAAATGAAAGATAATTGGATCGAGTGTCTAGCACAGATACTCAAGTCAGAAGGTGGCTATGTTGATGACCCACGCGATAACGGTGGCGCTACTAACATGGGTGTCACTAAAAAGACCTATGAAAACTGGGTAGGACGAGAAGTCACTAAAGAAGAGATAAAGAACCTCACAATAGAGGACGTGTCCCCCATCTACAAAGATAGATACTGGGATAAAGTTCGAGGGGACAGCCTTAGTGACGGCTGCGACCTTTTACTTTTCGATCTTGCCGTTCATTCGGGCCCGAGACGTAGTGTAAAGATAGCCCAACAGACAGTCGGAAATGTGGTGGTTGATGGACTCATAGGACCAAAGACAGTCGCCGCTATCAACGCTATGGATCAAACAGACTTCATAAAGAAGTTCTCTGAGAACCGTCTGGAGTTTTACAAGCGTATTGAGGCATGGAAGCACTTTGAGAACGGCTTTAGAAACAGAGTCAAAAAAACACAGATCGCTGCCCAACTAATGGTCAGATAGATCTGTTAGCAACGAAAGGTAAGGTGATCGTATATCTTTCCAACTTTTAGCACTGGTCTCAGGTACACAAGCCCTTTGATCAGTGTTTTTTGCAGCCATATAATATCTTTATGGCTCTATGCCCACTTATTAAGTCTCAAATGTTTGCAATGTTCTCAATGTTATAGTATACCACTGTCGGTGCTTCGGTATCAGGGGGGAACGAGTGTGATCGGTTAATCTGAACAGCCGTTCCCTCCACCGTTTATATGTCAGTCTCTATGCTAAACAATCCCTCTTTGCCTTCTAACTCGGTAATAGAGATTAATGACCAGAACTGGCTGGCTGATAAAAATAGTACTTGATACTCCTGTAGATCTTCGGTCCATTGCCTAATAAACACACGACCATCTCGATCAATGTAAACCTCTATGTCTTCTTGTTCACCATTGGTATCCAGAGCGACAATCTTCTTGTGATTATCTTCGGTTTCTACCGTAAACATTACGTTTATTTTCCTGTTGTACTAAAAGGCCCCAAAGGGCCTCTTGTTTTTTTGGTAAATCCCAAACCGATGTTTTCCCAAAGGTCTTATTGGGATTTCTTTACGCTGCCTCAATGTCTACGAGTTCACAGACGCCACCAACGCAAGCCATTGTCTGACTGCCTTTAGTGTTGTCCTCTTTCTCGTATTCTGTAAGTTTGCCCCAGTCGATGCGACTAGGCATCTTTCGCTTGGCTGCCTCATACTCCATCTCTGTGCAGTCCTGATAAGGAGCCTGTTGGTATGTATGCTCGAACTTTGGCAAGAAAGAGACACCAGACATTTCGTCAAAGTACTTGTAGACAAATGCACCTACCTCTTCCCATTCATCTTCTCCTACATCGACGGTCACTGACGGCTTATGGCAAGTATAATGCCTTTGGTACATGAGCCACATATTTAACTGGTCGATGGCTGTCATATCATGCCGAGTTATAGATCCGACCGGACTCTCTATTGGAAAACTAAAGACAGTCGTTTGATCAGGTTTCATAACACATGGCTCACTAGGTATCCCTTGGTCAATCATGAACTGCGTCAGTGGATCTTTATTGTCTCCACGCACTGTACGAATGTAGAAGTCATTGTATCGAGCGTGAATCCCAGAAGCCGTTTGACACAGTTGTGAAACCGTCCCACTTGGCTTGACCGCTGTGACTGCAGCCGACTTATTGATACCCAACTGATTGGCATAGAACGCATTTGTATCCACAGCAATCTTTCGTAGCATCTGTAGTCGAGAATTTAGGTTCGGTTGCTTACCGTTGGTCAGGGTGTTGTCCATAATCCCAGTCATCGATACGCCTAACAGTGCCTCTTTCTCTGTCGTCTCTTTCCAGATTGGACGGAGGTAGGGGAAGTAGGTGAAGGTTGCTTGGATGGTTCCTAAGATACTGGCCAGTCTAATTTTGCGGCAGATCGAGTCCATTGTGTCAGTCTGGCGAATGCAAACCTCTGTTAGATTGCACAGTTGGTGTGGTAAAAGGGTGATTTCGCTGCAAGGATTGGTGCCATAGAGAGCCTCTGGATCTCGCTTACCATCGGCTAAACACCGATCTTGGACTGCCTTGCGATTAAAGATGCCACGTTCACCAGATCCTGATGCAACTAAAGCATTCCATTCCTCTATGAATGCCTCGTGACTTGGCTTCTCAGAGTAGGCTACAGAGTTATTGGCTAAAGCGAAGTGAGGGTTGTCTTTCCACCACTCGCCACTCTTGGCTTCACGCATTTCAGTGTCACCGAGGTCCGAGAGGCTGATCATGGCTGACCTTCGCACACCGCCGACCACAACTACATCACCAATCTTAGTCATGATGCTATGGACCTCGAGAGGCGTTAGGTTTCTCCCGACTGCACCTTGGAACGTCGTGATCGTATGATCGAACAGATCCACAAGTGGCTGTGGTCCAGACGCACGTCCACCGAATGTCTTTAGTCGGGCTCCTGCAGGGCGAACTTGAGAGATGTTAAACTTTGGTATTCTGCCGAGGTAAAGTTCCTCGATGAGTTGCCTATAGGCATCAGCCCATCCTTCTTTGGAGTCTAGGACGGTGATGATGTTATTTAGGTCTGACTCATAGAGAGAACTTGGAACGCCTTGGAGTTTATTGACGAACTGACTTTCAACGCTGTAGCCGACACCAGTTCCGTTCAATAGGATATATAGGACCTCATCAAAGCATCTATAATGATTGATAGGTGTGTAAGAGCAGTTGTAACCTGCAAGGTGGTCTCGTTCCAATGCAGGACCTGCGGTCATCATCGATCTCATGGATGGCATAATGTCGAGGTTGAGGATGGCTTCCTCTATCTCTTTGTGGACCTCTCTCTTGACTTTATCTCCGACCACATTCGACATATAGCGATCTACTGTCTCAGTCCAAGTTTCCCTACGTCCCTCATCCTCAATCCATCGAGCATATCGACTTGTGTGGATGAACGCCTGATAATCGGTAGGTAGGTAGTTATTCATTGATTTCTTTTCCCTTTAGTTCGTTGATCCGCATTTCGATGTATCTTTTTGCTTTTTCTAAATCTTTGATCTCATCGTCTTTGTATCCTGCGCGGCACACGTACTTGATGACGTTGCCTCGCCAGAACTCGAAGCGGTTTTTTTGGATAAATATGATCGGCTCAATCGGAAACTGAGTGTAATGATCAGGTGCTTTTATATCGTCTTTAGACATTCGGTTGGTATCCTCGGCTTCTCAGGACTCGACCGATGTTTCTAATCGGAGTTCCCATCACCTGTGCAATCTTTGCCCAAGTCATTCCTTGGTTGTGGAGTTCGACAATCCGAGAGCATCTGTCCCTAATCTGCTGACGAGTAGACGCTTTGTTATCTGACATGCGCTCTCTGTCGGCATAGGTTTCTACGTCATACAAGATATTTCTCTCGTGTACCCAAGCGTTACGCTTATGACCGTTGTATCGAGCAAAGCGTTCACACTCTGCCTTGCACATTCTTTCGTACTCGCTCCAGTTGTTGAGGATGTTTTGTTCCATTGTAGTAGTCATGCAGCAGGTTCCCATAGTTTTACCTCACCCTTTTCATCATCCCAATCAGTGGAACGAAGGATCCGAGCAAGTCGCGCTTGAGTCAGCGCATAGTTAAAGTCGAGTTTTTCTTTTTGATAGGCGTTGACGACAAGCCGCCAATTAGGCGACATGCCAAGCACTTTTTCTGCAGTCTTTGGTCCGATCTTTGGACAACCTGCGTAACCGTCCGTAACATCTCCAGTCAGCGTCTGCGTAAAGAATTGCCTATCTGCATCTTGCAGAGAGATATCATGACGCTCGTCGGATTGCGGTCTGTACAGACGACATGGTATAGACTTCATGTCTTTATCGTCAGACACGATGATGGCTTTTGTGCCTTCTACTGAACCCATGATGCCCATGACATCATCAGCCTCGAGACTGTCAATTTGGATGGCCTCATAGTTATCTTTAATCCAATCGATCATCACTGGATAACCAATCGGCTTTCTAGTCTTCTTTCGACCTGCTTTGTAAGTAGGTTCTACCGACTTTCGAAAGTTGTTGTGTCCAGAAAAAGTTATGATGATATCTTCCGCTCGTAACTTGAGTTTGAAGAACTCCATCATTTCGTCGAAGGCTTTCTTAGCCTCTTTCAGATCCGTAGACAGGCTCCAGATGTCTTCTCCCCAGTCTGTCTCAGTTTCACACGCACTGAGTACGCGATAGAGATAGAGGTCTCCGTCAATCAGCAGGGTTGTCTGGTGGAAGGATTTCTTTAAGGACTTCATCGATTTCTCCTTTCGTTTCCATACCGACGTCTGTGATGCACCATCGTGATCCCCAGACGTCCGTATCGACTTTAGTTGTTATGAACCCCTCAGATGCCGCTATAGCAACGTGCATCGCACCCTTCCGAGCAAAGTCAGACTTCACTGTGAATGGGTTACGCCAAGATCTATCGAGAACGATATAGAGGGATACTAGATTACTTAGGTGTTCATCGACATCAGTGTGTGTCACACCAATTTTGTCCCACGGTATGTTCTGCGGCGATGGGGATTTTAAGTCCGAGAGCAACTCCTGCTTCTTTCGCCATTCGTCTAGCGATATTACCGACATTTTCTGCTACCTCATTATTCCGGCAAGCAATCTGCATCTCGTCGTGGATCCACCCCATGATAAAAGCATCGTTGCCGTGTTGTTTCTTGATTTCATCGAAGGTCATCATCACCCACTGCTTTGACACAATGCTTCCGCATGATTGCAAAAGTTGGCTTAGACAGCGATGCTCACTACGGATCTTTAACTTCCGTCCATCGATGCCTTTGATGTACCCTCGTTTATAGGCTTGCTTTAGTCGTTTCTTTAGAGTGGCAAAAGCCGGAACGGCCTTGTCATAGTTTTGCTTTAGTCTTCTTCCGAGCGAGGCGTTACCACCTGCTATCTGTCCTATCAGGGCGTCACCTGCCCCGAAAAGCGTTGCATAGAGCCATGTTTTCGCTTGGCTGCGCGTCTTTAAACCTGCAGCCTTTTGATTGAAGGTGTGGATGTCGCCCTCGAGGATCACCTTACAGTACTCACCGCCATCATAAGGATGGAGATAAGAGGCTAATGCTCTCGCCTCGATGCCTGACAAATCTGTGCCGCACATGACCCAACCTTTAGGAGGACCAAAGAGACTTCTGCACTCTTTGCCATACGCAGATCCGGCGCTAGGCACCTGACCCAAGTTTGGTGATCGATGAGCCGCTCTCGACGAGGTACAAGCGTTGGACACAATAGTGTGTCGTAGTCTGCCGTCGTCACTGACCTTCTTCATCCATGATCCATTACCTTCAGCCAACATGCCGATCCGTTTCTGTAGTAGAAAGAACTCACCTAGTTTCTTGGCTTCTGGGAAGGGAAGGGCGTTTAAGACCTTTTCGTCGATCTTGGCCTGACCGCTGTCTGTCCATTGTTTGGGCTTCCAGTTGTACTTATCCTCGAGGCACTTCTGGATATGCTGACGAGACCCTGCGTTAAAGTAGACTGTCTTGCTTTTGACAAACAGTTCGTCCTTCTTGTATCCGAGTGTCTTGTTGTCTCGCTTTGGATAGAAGTCTTCAGTCACTTCCCACGGTGGAAATAGATCCTTCAGACTATCCTCGATCTCGTGTCTCTTCTGACTCAGTTCTGCGTATAGTTCTGCAGCCGCTGAACCATCAAAGGTCCATCCGTTGCTGCCGATCTCTCTGCAGATCTCAGCCATCCGGTGTTCCAGATGTATCGAGTGTTCGCTTGGCTGTGTCTTCATTAGAGACTTGTAGAGGGTAAGAGTGACTGCAGTGTCTTGGACACAGTACGATAGCATCTCTTCAGAGAACTCTTCCCATCCACCACTATAATCATCCTTGAAGTCAGACAATCGAAGACCCCAAGCCTTCAGACTATGACTGCCCCAAAGTCGCTTTGGAAACTCATCTTGAGTAAAGCCTCTCTCTGCATCCTCAGCAACCAACTCATTCTTAATCAGCCTAGAGAGGACTAAGGTATCCGTAACCGTGCCTGACGGTTTGAAGTCGGGATAGATAAGTTGAATTGCAGGGATGTCAAAGTCGATGATGTTGTGTCCTATGATCTCATCGGCTTCAGCTAACAGTTGGACACCTTCAGCGACATTATCTGGTCTAAAAGATCTAACGTCTTTGTCGTCTACCGACCGCAACACGAGACAGTGCATTCTGTCCATCGTTGGCAGTAGGCCATTGCTCTCTAAGTCGAAGACCCATCTCAACGGTTGTCTCCAGAGCCGCCTATAACACCACGCTCTTTTCTATCTGCTAGTTTTTCAATGTTCATTTTGGCTATGTCGTTGAGAGAGATGTTTAGATCCCTTGATAGGGCGGCAATGTACCAAAGCACGTCACCCAACTCAGCAGCCACAGTCAGTCGCTGTTTGTCGGTCAAAGCAAAGCCTTCGACGGAAACGTGTTCGTCCCTCATTATTTTCTTCAGAGCGCCACAGACCTCACCTGCCTCATTCGCCAATCCGAGGGCAGGATAGATGATTTTGTCACGATAGATTGCTGTCTCGGCTGTGTCCGCCTGATATGCGTTCAAGGTGTAGTTATCAAATTCTGACGGTCTCTTTATCATTTCACTGCTCTCCAGACTTTTTGATTTCTTCCGCGAAAGTTCTTGCGGACCCCAACACACTCAATGACACCATCGTCCGTGAGTTTCTTGAAACTTGATGTGACTGATCCATAAGGCATGTGTGGTAACTTTTGCTGTATCTCAGAACTGATGATCCCTCGATCACCTGCATCCAAAATTACCTTGAGGATCTGTCGCTCTTTTTTAGAATGGTTGACTGAATGATACGCTTGAACAGACGTTCTCAACGTGTAGTCGAGATAAGCATCAGCCATCTTATTGATTTCAGCGTTACTCATTACCAAGGGCAACTCTGATTGTTGCCAGTTCTTTAAGTCGTTCATTAGTTTGCTCCTGTTTAAAATGGGCTAAAATCTTCTACCGACACGAGACGCCCTTTTTCTCTGTCGTACTGGAGTTGATCTGCAGGACCGACTTCGCCTGTGAAACGGTTCTTGAGGACAACGAGATTTCTTAGACCTGCCGTGGGATCCTCTGGATCAACTTCGAGCCCGATACATCCGTCACTCAACTGAGCGATAGAATGCGAGGATCTGAGTTGTGCGAGAGATACCTTGGCACCTCCCTCGTGGCCTGTGTCGCCACTCGGACGACGAAGGTGAGACACAAGGATCAACGCTAGGTCTAACTCACTACAGAGAACACGAAGGCGGTGGATGATTGAATCTACAAGAGTACGTTCATTAGTCGTCTCTCCAGTAAGGCCACTGATTAATATCGATACGTGGTCTAACACGATAACGTCACAATTAAGCCCATGCTTCATGTACCTGATGCGGTTCTCGATGGTGTCCATGTCTGTGGATCCGAAGTGATCGAAGAGGTATATCGGACCTTGGGAGAGAAGGTCTTCAAAGCCATCTTCGATCTCTTCTTTGGAAGCAGCGTCATCATCGATCACAATGTTCTTGTTGATGTGGATGCCTACCAAACCTTGGGAGGTTCGCTTGGTAGACTCTTCCAACATCATCATGCCTACAGTGAACCCATCAGAATGGATCTTATAGGCGAACTCTCTGATCAATGTGCTTTTGCCGACACCGCTTCCGGCTGCCAACGTGATCAGTCCTGTTCTGATCCCCTTGAGCATTTCGTTGAGTTTTGGATATGGATATTTGATTGGTGACTCAGCGTCTTTGACAGCGATGGTGTCTCTAAGATCTTCCATGCTGACGATGCCATCTGGTCTGTAACTTTGAGCCTGATGGATCGCCGTAATTATTGCGCCTGACTGTCCCTTCAAGAGACACTCGTTTGGATCTTTATGGGGCAACACGGCAATCTTTGTTTTGCCTAGTGGCAAGACTTCGGCACATGCTTTTGCACTGTCGATCCCTGCCTCATCCTGATCAAACATCAAGATAATCTCTTCGAAGTTGTTGAGGTAGTCGAGTGCTTTCAGTAAATGCTTCTTTGCTGACTGCGCCCCATGAGGAAGTCCGACTGTTGCAAATTTATTACCTTGGATCATCGAGACGGTCATGGTGTCAATTTCACCTTCGCAAACCACGATCTTCTTGCCTGACGACCACAAGTGTTGAGCGTAGAGACCCATCTCTTTGGCTTTGCCCACTGTTGAAAACTGTTTGTCTTTAGTCCTGATCTTCTGCGCGACTGGCTTACCTTGCCTGTCCTTGTAGGTGGCGATCTGAACTGATTGTCCTTTGTGTAGACCAACGCGATAGTCGAACTTACGGCAAGTCGCCTCGTCTATCTGTCTGGCTCGTAACTCTTTGAACTCTCCGCTTAAGAGTTCTACACCCTCCTCTATCACCTTTACGGAGTGGTAGTCGGTGTCTCCATCGCCTGACGTGTACGTCTCGCAACTAAAACACCACATCGATCCATCTGTATATAGCGAGTTGGCGTCACTCGAGCCGCACTTGTCACACGGCTCATGCCGCACGAAGTCGGCTCCATCCGTTGATGGCTCCATAGTCATTCTCCTGTCTGTAAGTAAAAAAGGAGCCGTCCTAAGACGACCCCTTGCTCTCGCTTGATTGGACACACTCGGCTATCCAGTCATCTGGAATGACCTTATGCGCCCATCGGAAACCATGCTTTTCGCAGTAGTCGGCGTAAGTAGTTTTCGATCCCTTGTAGAGTTTGGCTCTACTGTTTGAGAAGACAAAACGAATATCGATATCAGGCTGTTGATCACGAATAAGCAAATGCTTGGCTCGATCTGCAACTGCCCAGATACCTTTACTTTCTAAATACCAATAGCCGTTTTGCTTCGGGAGTTTGAAGTCAGGCGTGTACTTCGCGTTCCTCGAAGGGACGACATACTGGATCTTGTCGGTCTCATATAGAACTTCGATCTTGTGGGATCTCAACTGTTTAGCAATAGTTTCCTCAAGACCCGACCGATATCCATTAGCCAAGCCTCGATAGAAAGATCTGTTCCTTCTAGGTAAACTAGAAGTCATCATCATCTAGTTCATCTACTGGAGTTCCATTTGCTGATGACCATTCGCCATCATTATCTTCTATGGAAAACTCTCCATCTTCAACAGCATCAAAGCCTCCTCCGTCGCCAGAAAAGCCGTCAACTACCTTAACCAGTTGTACCCGATCAAGAAGTAATCCGACGCCGTTAGTACCGCTAACGCTATAAATGTTTAGGATACCTGCAGCCTTCAATCTGGAGCCGCCATTGACTCGAGGCAACTTCTCCGGAGTAATCACTTGACCATTTGAGTCGTAGTATTTCGGTTGATATTTACTTTGTACTTTGAAACTGACTTGTCCGGTCTCGTCGTCTTTGGAAAACGCAAACTTAATATTCTTCTTGTTACCAAATGCGTCTGCAGCCGCCTCCCTCATCATTTTCATGAGAGGCTCGGCTTCCTTGGGTGTCATTAACAACTCTGTTTTGTACTTTGGGTTGTCCTTGTCAAACGCTGAGTCTGGAGTGTTCAGATGCGGATATTTCGCAGTTCCTACAGCCGTTTGGAATGGTGTTACTTTTGGCATACTTTTGTCCTTTTAGAAAAAGGGGCGGACCCCAGTTACAGAAGTCCGCCCCAGACAGGGAGAGATAAAAAGAAGAAAGACATCGCTTCCTTCAAGAGGGGGACATAAGTACTAACTAAAACAAAAGTCGCTGTTTTTAATTTGCTCCAGATCCAAGGTTCCTTTTTCTGGGATCTTATGCTCAAAGACATGCGCCGGATTGTTCAACTGATTCCTGATCTCATCCTCAAACTTGTCGAACAGACAGTCCTCTGAATACATATCCACGAGAGTTGATCTTACAGTGTCGTAAAGATCCCAAGCGTTGCCACTGACTGAAAATGAGTCATGGATCATGAAAAAGTCTTCCGCTGTGCCATCGTCGATCATCCGACACACAACTTTATGAACGTGGGCGCTGTCGCAGCCATGGATGAAGTTGGGCGCGATGGCATTTGTCGCCTTTTTGACGTCCGCTGCATCCAACTCCTGACTGAGGCTAACTTTAGTTCTCTTGCGCTGCTTGATTGCTCGGTCATACAAAAAGATCTTGATCTCTCGACGTCTGGTCTTTCTGTAGTCTTGTACAATCGGAAAGCCGCTCGGAGATGTCCACTTGACCGCCTTATTCTCTCGCGCCAAGACCTCCGTGATGCCTTGGAGATACTCCATAGCGCCAGAGACCTTCGGTAAGGTCTTCTGGATCGCTTGGTAACTTACGTTGGCAATGAACCTAGCCGCCTCGAATTGACCTTGCTCTGTCGGCGCTATTGGGTGCTTATCGATTAGTTTGTAGGCGACTTTGCGCTGCAAAGGCTTCATAAGATCTTCGACGAATTGTGCCGCCATGCCCACTGGCTTCGAAGAGTAGCCAAAGGTCATTGTTGCTCGCTTCAGAACGGATCTTGTGATGCCGTAGTCGAGCCAGACGCGACTTAGTTTTCCGACTGTCGAACTGTCCTTCCGTTTAGCGTTAAACTTCACTTTGCTCGACCGCTGCTCCTCAAGGATCTTTGTGACACTCTCTGCATTACTGGCGTAAATGTCTGCCACGGTCTTTGACGGTACAAGGTTGACCAATGCTCCTTCACGCTGACTGCGGTTTAGGCATGAGTAGTGCTGAACGCCACTATTAGTGCCATCCATGGCGATGGGCACATAGCAAACAAAGTCTTCACCTTCCTCAACCCATCGAGCATACTCTAGGGCTGCGGCAACGAATTGGAACGGCTTGTCTGCTTTACTCCAAAAGTCATAAGATTGCTTAAAGTCCTTGGCTATTGAAAGAATGTTGTCGTGGTTGTCTTGGACCCACTCGACACGCTCGTCCAAGGGTGCCTTGCTGATCTTATCGAAGTCTCCGACGTTTGCCAGATGGATCATCAGCCAGTAGGCATTGTTGCCCTCGACTCTGTAGCCTCTGTAGTAGGTAAACAGCGCCTTGATGTGATCGTCACGAAAGTAGTTGAACGACGGAATGCTGTATATACGCCCTCGAAAATCAAGGTTCATCGGCAAGAAGAACTTATCGTGGACCGCTAGTTCATGCGCTGTCTGAAGATCCTGTCTCATGACCTCCGCTGCGCCCTTGACCTGCGTCACCAGTTTCTGGTGCCTACGGATGTCGGCTTTGATTTCCGCGATGACTTGCGGCTCCAACTCTTGCCAGTTCTCCGGCATCCGTGGTCTCTCTGGTAGATCTTGAGTCGGAAACTTGCCCAACTGTTTACGCTCGTCCCAACACCACTGGACAACCTCCAGAATGGCGTCATTGATTGCGAGTGGTGTGGCTTGGATAGCGTTGACTGCTCGGACGTAATCTGGAGTGCCTTTCGTAAACTGATGTCGAATTGTATTCTCTTGCTCTATCGTTGGCGACCTCACCAACTTCACACAACTCGAAAGAAACTCATCGTGATAGGCACCAGTATCAAAGTCCGTCCATGGGTTTGGCTCTGACAGCATCGGTTTAAATATGGGTGCCATCCAACTTAGGTATTTTTCTGACTTCTCAAGTTGCTTCTCGGCTGCTTCCGTGAACTTCAGCCGAAGCATCGTATTGTTTTTGCCTTCGATCTCAAGTGACTTGTCGAACACATGAGAGCACTCAAGCACAATCGATAGAACAGGAGCCGCAAGTTTGGTCCGTCGTTCTTTGATTGACTGACGCTCGGCCCTTGTCTTTGCAGTTCCAAAGTTCATTGATCGAAAGCCATTTTTCTCCGCGATAATGCGTAAAGCCTTCAGTCTGTACTTTGGACTAGAGTGTGCCGTTGTCACCTGATTGATTATTCTTTTGTTGGTGTTGCGTGGCTTTGGGCGCTCTAGTCCTGCTTTGGCTGCAATGTCTATGGCTGTCTGATGTTCCTGTTTGTCGTGCCATAGCAACTCGTTCTTTAGTAACTCTTTCTCGATCAGTTCGCCAATCGTTTGGGTTATTTGGGTGACTGTGGACACCTTCAACACCCCATTAAAAGAACACATTAGACCAATGTAAGCCAAGATATCTTCTTCAACTGTAGACAACTCTTCGACCCAAGTTGGAATCCGTCCCTTAGACTTCCTGCCTTCTTTAAGTGCCTTTTGTATGCCTTCAGTGACTTTGGGCATTGCTTGTTTTAGGTGGTTGAAGTGGGAGGGGCTATCTGTGACATCTTCGGAGCCCTCGTGCTTGTCTTTGTATCTTTCGTTTCCTTGGTCTCTCATAGATGTTTCGTAGGCGGCATTAGTGTCTGTAGTGGTCATGCGTCTGCTTTCCCTTTGTCTTTCTAATAGGGGGACAGATGGTGCGCCCTAAGTGAGACGCACCTCTTGTCGAAAACAAATGTGAATTGATTGCCTGTCTAAAGTACACGCCCTTTAGTTAGGCGCTTTGTCTGCCTCGTGGTGCCTACTTTGTTTTCAGTAGTTCACCTATTTTTTCGTGAGAATTACTCAGGTAGTTCAGGTTATATTTGTTGGCTAAATGCGTGACGAAGTCTGCATACCCCAACCAACATTCCACAACTATCTCAGTGGCTTGGATGCTCCGGTGCTTTTGTTTATTACGCTTTATATGGATCCACCCTGCGTCTCCTGTCTCTTTGACCATGGTGTCCATCGCGGCTCGAGAGGTGCCTAGTAGCTTTTTAGTGCTACTTACGTTTGCATAGTTATCGTCCAGATGAGCGACGATTGTATGCATAAGAAACCTACGACGCAAAGAAGTCGACATAGAGTATTCTTGTATCTTTAACAGTTCCGCACTATCGATCCGTCTTCCACCTTCGCTCAGTTCGATTTCATAAGCCGCCAAGCGTCTGGCATACTCGAGCCGAAGCGTGGATCGTGCTCCTTCTAGATTATTTCTCATGTAAAATTTTCTCCCAGTAGTGTAAATATGATATAAAAACTTCTCTTTCTGTCCATGCGTAGTCACTATGCACCACCAGACATTTGTGCCGCGATTGCTTGTAATGCGCTTGGCTTGGCTTTGATGTACTTGCGCGTCGTTTTCTCTGACCTGTGGCCCAACATAAGACCAATGACAGCAGAGTTGGCCTTGATGTCATTAGCCATCTTGGTTGCTGCCGTATGCCTTAGAGTGTGGAACACATAGCGCGGATCCCTGTGCAGCAAGTCGCGCCTCATGCGTCCCCACGCTCGATAGAATCGCGTGTGCTCGAAGTATCGCGCAGGTAAGAAGTCGAGTGCTGCCAAGGCGTCATGCGCTCTCTTGTTCAATGGAACGTACCGCTCGTCGCCGTTCTTGGTGTCCTCCAGATGCACCCAGTTCGCTCCGGTGTCGTCTTGCTCGAGGCTGTCCCGAGTCAATCCGGTGATCTCACCAAGGCGCATTCCAGTCTGGTGTCCCAACACGATAAAATGGGCCATGTAGGCGTCGTCAGTGCCTTTGAAGTAGGCCTCCATTCGCTCCAGTTGCTCCTCCGTAAAGAAGAGAGGCCGTGCGTTGGTCTTGGTTGCCCTCCACGTAAACTTTGGCGCGTGTGTTATGTGCTCCTCGTTCACTGCGTGACCAAAGACGCGAGTCAACATGGCTGCGTAATGGTTGACCGTGTTATCCGACAGCCCCTCCTGCGTAAGGCTGTCAAAGAAGTCGTGGATGTTGTGAGGCTTAAAGTCGCCAAGATCCCGAGTGCCGTAGTCTCTGAAGTTGGCGAACTTCTCCGCCTTCCTAACAGACTTCCTGCGGTGATCATCTGTGCCGCTCCAAAGTCTGTGCTGCTCGAACATTACGAAAGTTAAAAAGTCATAAGTCATGATGTCACCTCCGCATTTCTCTCGAGATAAATTTCAATTTCGCTTCCATCGTCTAAAGAGAAAGACTTGGTCTCCCACCCTACGACCTTTGAAAGCGGCTGTCCGTATTCGGTCTTCATGACTTTGCCGTTCTTGTGCTTCAGTTGCTCTTCGACTGGCTGTTGGATTTCCACATTTATCTCGTAGTAAATGCTGTCCTTAAACCAATCTAAATTACTTTTCATTTCCTCTTGAATGTACTTCATCAAAGCCTTCTCAAGGTCGTACATGCCTAACTTGATGTGCATTATTTTCTCTCCTGTTCTGCGACGGCTGCCGCTGCTATCTTTGCCATGTGTCGGATCTGATGCTCTGCATCGATGATCGACTGCTGTTCGGCCTTTGGGTTTTGCAAGACCATGATCACAATCTCTGCGACCGTCTCCCAAGACGGACACAGATTGACTGTTGTGACTGGCTCGAAGCCTTTCAGTTGAATACGGCTCATGATGTCTCTCCCAGTCCGTCACATTCACCACTGCAAGACAGCGCATGGGCGATACATGCGGAATACTCTGTCAATGCTTCGTTGACGTCCGTTGTACTTTCGACCTGCAATCCATAGCGGACAGCGTAGCCATCAAAAGTCCTGAACAACTCAACGCTTATCGCGTCGTTGGTCGTGTCGTTTTTTGCGATTAGTTTAAGCATATTAGTTAACTCCCATTAATGCAGCGCCAATCCACAGACTGGCGTAAAATGTACCGAAGATGCAGAGGGCGCCGATGACGTCCCCCACGATTGCAAGTGCTTCACGACGCTTCATGATGTCGCCTCCTTTTCCATGCCACAGATGATGTTCGCCATGAATGACCAGTAGCCATCAATGACCTTGTCTTGGAGTTTGTCGCTTGCTTCTGGATCGATTGAGCCAAACTCAATAGCCATGTCGATGATGTCGCCATTATAACAGGCGATTGGGAGAGCCAGACCAGACAGCCAGTCTGCTATCGCTTTCTGTTTGCCAACTTGAGCAACTCTCCATCCGTACTCTGAGTTGAGCCGCTCGAACAGACGCTTGATCTTGGCCTCTCTCGTGGGCAGTTCGTTGCCGTCGTGATCTGTTAAGGTGTCGAGGATGTAGGCCTGATAGCGTGGCTTATAGACTGTGTGGTGTACCTTGCCGCTCATGACTGCACCTCCAGACCAAAGGTCCAGTCTATGGACTGTCGGAGGTCATTCTTGAGGGCAAAAGACTGGAACACCCATCCTTCGCCATATTGCTTTCCTCTGTACTTGTTGGCATATGCCGGACGGATGAAGTTGCCTTCAGCATCTTGGAAAAAGTACGCTCCGAGGTGGTAGCGTGGATTGCCGTTCACGTCGTTGTTGATGCGAACTGCTTGGGCCTCTAGGCTGTTGGCCATGGCCTCTACCGCTGCTTTCTTTTCGACTGCTTCAACGGCTTCTTTCTTGACCTCCGAAGATAACATTGAAGGATCATTCAAAGACTTTAGAACAGCCCTAAGTGCCTCCGGTGATCCGTCAGTCGGGACGATGATATGATGCTTTGTGCGCCACACGTCGCCATAGTATTCGTGATTAAATGCTCTAGTATAGCCTTTGAAGCCTTCTTCCCAAACGTCCACGACCTCCGAACGTTCGTAAGACCCAAAGACGTCAACCCACTCGTCACCTTCGACGCCATAGTTCAAGATTAATGTGTAGTATTTAGTTTCTTTAGACATATGTTCTCTCCTTGTCTGTCTTGTTAGACGAGGATGTCGGAACTTTATGTCTACTGTGGCCTAGTGGCCTGAGTCGGGCTGTGTGCCTCTGCTTGGTGCTTTCGGTGGGGAGTTACAGTCCCCTGCCACACCTTGCGGCCTGTCGCCCTATCAAATGTAAACCAAGGCCCCAACGCCTCGTTAGACCCTTAATGAATCAACGGACATCCCCTGTCAACCCCTTGCCAGTCAATTAGTGACTGAAAGAGACAATAGAAGACCTTCTGTCCCCCTATAGAAGCAGAAGAGCGGTGATCACTGCCGACGTCTGCACTATAGTTGACTGAGGAAACATCCTCCTCGACCACACAAAGAACACAAACAAAAGAACTTGAGTGACCTTAGTCTCTATAGACGGAGGTGCTTGAGGCGCGAGAGTCGATCCCATGAGCCGAGGCCCAACCCTCGACCATCAGGTGATCCTCTCGCAACTAATAACACAGACAAAAGATCGGGAGTTACTAAAGATGCTGAAGAAACTGAAAGAGATTATGTGTCGCCTCATCGACGGACTAAGGAAGATCGTGAGTAGACTTGTCGGCGCTTGTGTTGCCGTGTGGATCTGGTGTTGGTCTTGGCTCCCGAAGTCGGGCTGATTGTTCTAGTGTTTGGCTGTGTCGTGTGGCATTGGCTGCGCTTTGTGTTCTATGAGTCGAGAGAGGGCGAGAGACGGAGGCACGAGAGGCGACGAGAGAGACTGAGGCATCGTGGGCCACCTTGGAGTGATCCTGAGGTCTGATGAGGCTGTGAGTGGCTGTGGTCCCTATCTGTATCGAAAAGAAAATGACCCTCGCCGAATAAGTTTCACTAATGGCGCTAATGTCTAGCGATGCAACCATTGCATCCCCCCCAGTATCGTTGGGGATATTCTGTCCCCTGTCAAAGAACACCAGTAAAAACAGTGGCTTAGTGGATCGACCTAAGAAAACTTAGGTTCCCTAGCCGAAATCAACCCCCACGCACCAACGAAAAAGATCAATTTCAAAAAGTAGACTAAAGGTCGGCGTTGTTGTTGTTGTAGTCCGTCTCTTTAAAGCAGCGGCTACTTTTGAAAACAAAAGGAACTTTAAGATGGGCTTAGAAACAGCAGCCACTATTGACCAACTGAACACGTCGAACCCTGTCGCCACAGACGGCTTGGGGCAAGCAGACGACCACATACGTCTCATCAAGTCAGCGGTAAAATCCACGTTCCCCAACGTCACCGGAGTAGTCTCTGCGTCACACACAGAACTAAATAAAATCGACGGATACACAGGTAGTACAGCAGAACTTAATGTACTCGATGGTATCACAGCGACTACAGCCGAACTCAATAAACTTGATGGCGTCACTGCGTCTGCAACAGAACTCAATAAGGTAGACGGACTGACAGCATCTACAGCCGAACTCAATAAACTTGATGGTGCTACAGCGACAACCGCCGAGTTAAACTATGTGGATGGTGTTACTAGCAACATTCAGACACAGTTAAACTCAAAGTATGTAGCAGCAACTCAAACTACAGGTACATGGCAAGCAGGTACAGGTGGGACAGCTAGTTTAGTTACACCTGCAAATATAAAGGCTGCCATTATTGCCTTAGAACCAAGTTCTACACCTGCCTTCACATCTCAGGTTGCTTTTACCTCTAATGTCACCTCTGCAACACACGGATTAGGGGGATTACCCTCACGTTGGGAAGTAAGTATTGTATGCACAACGGCAAACTTAGGCTATGCTGTTGGAGATGTTATCCGCTTAACTTCACACAACGAGGGTAGTGGTGCCCGTGGTACTACTGTGTCTGCTAACGCCACACAGATTACAGTAGCTGGATCCTCTGTATTTCTTCAAACAAAAACAGGCTCTGGGGTTGCAGCACTAACAAACGCTAGTTGGGATCTTATTTTTGAGGCTTGGACATAGTGACGAATGGTCGAGCGCGTTAGAACATTTTTAGATGACTGGCTCATATGGCCTAGAGGCATGATGATCGCTTTTACAGTCATGTCGTGGAGGGTGGTGGAGTGGTTTATGAACCTACCGGACCCTACGACACAGCAGTCAGCCCTAGTATCAGTCGTAATGGGATCCGCTACAGGAGCCTTCGCCATATGGATGGGAAAAGAGGCATGAGTCATGTTTAGTGCAATAATCTTCGCTTGTTCGCTCCATGTAAGCGAATGTCAAACCATATCACACCCAAGAATATTTACAGATAAAAAGGCGTGTATGGACAGTCTTAGCGTTGGTGTCGTGGATGTCCAAATGCAAGGATGGCGGATCGAGCAATTTACTTGTTACGAGTGGGCAGAGGAAGCCTAGCACATAAAGAAAACTATTAGAATGGAGGAGGGTGTAGTGCCTAACTTACCAGTCCGAGGACTAGGTTCTGTAGGTGTGGTCACTGACGTTGACCCCTACAACCTACCGATCAACGGCTTCACTCGAGGCAAGAACGTCAGATTCCACGAAGGCAAAGTGACCCACGGTCCAATCTTCAGAGACGTCAGTCCAGCCAGTACAATAAGCAACCCAATTTTTGCCTATGGCATACAGTCAGCCACAGGTTACGATACTGTCCTGTTGATCGACGATACCTTCCAGATCAAAGAGTTGAGTAATGGTGTGTTTACGACACGACATGCAGCCACTACGCAATCACCTCTACATGAAGTAACAGCGACAACTTTAGCAAATGTCATCTATGTAAACCGCAGTGACCAGATCCCTTTGCATAGGACTTCTAGTAACTCTAGTTTCACAAACCTGCCAAACTGGCCTTCGACATACAGAACAAAAGCCCTCAGATCTTTCGGAGACTTCCTGATTGCATTGAACACTACAGAAGGCGGTGTCGATCATAAGAACAGGGTCCGCTTTAGTACTACAGCATTGTCGAACAGTGTCCCTACTACTTGGGACGAAACAGACACTACAGAGTCTGCAGGTTTCAACGACCTAGTACAGATGAAAACATCTATAGTCGATGGAGCCACTTTAGGGTCCAACTTCTTGATCTACTCGTCTGACCAAGTGTGGATGATGGAGTTTGTTGGTGGTTCGTTCATCTTTAACTTCCGCAAACTATTCGACGACGCAGGGGTTATGAGCCAAAACTGTATAGTTGAGGTAACAGGCAAGCACTACGTTTTCGACTTCGATGACATCTATATCACCGATGGCAACACTAGGCAGTCTATCTGCGACGGTCGGGTCCGAGACTACATCTTTAACGGCATTGACTACAACAAGCGTGACGAGTGTTTTGTGTTACATAACGCTAACCTTGAAGAGGTATACTTTTGTTATCACTCAGGCGACGATCTTGCTGTTTTCGAAGACGGAGACAAGTGTAATCGAGCGGCTGTCTACAACTACAAAGAGGATACTTGGACCTTCCAAGATTTACCTAATGTGGTGAGTGGAAGTATTGCCAACATTTCGTCAGCGGAATCCTATAGTTCAGTCGATTCTGGCATAAATTATGCTAACTCAGGTGGTACTTACTTGAGCCAAGAGTCTGAGTTTAAACGTCATGCACTTATGGTTTCCAAGTCAACAACTGGTGTCTCTAGGTCTACAATGTACGGTCTCGATTTGCCGGACCTTGGGTCTTTAACTGAGGCGGCAGATACTACCGTGAGTAAACCTGCGTTCTTAGAGCGAACAGGTATAGATTTAGATGAGCAAGGGACTCCGCTCTCAGGCTACAAAGTGATCAATGCGTTTTATCCTCAGATGAACACACCTAATACAGATGGTAACTTTGAATTTACATTTGGAGCGGCAAATATACCGACGAACACTCCAAACTATGAGTCAGCAATAACCTTTGACTCGAATGTAGAGTACAAAGTCGATACTCGGATCTCAGGCAGATACCTCAGTTACAAATTAGCATGTCCTACTCTCAAGGACTTTGCGTTCTCTGGTATGGACTTGGATGTGATTGTCACAGGCAGGAGGTAGTTAATGGCTCTTTCCGACTTACTTAACGTCTTGGTCAAGAATTATGTTCGAAGGCCAACGCCAACAATAAACCAAGATCAACTAGGTCCTTACGTCCAAGATCAACTCCGAGAAATAGAGTCGTCAATAAGGACACTAACCGATGCAGCAATAAGTGTAACAGATCAAGAGCCTGAGTCTAAACGCAAGGGCATGGTTCGATACGCAATATCGCCATGGGATCCCCTCAGTAACGGTTACAGTGGTTTAGTTGTTTACAATGGGACTAACTGGACAGCCGTATAGAGGTAAACAAATGCAGCAAGACTTACAAAGACGTACATCAATCATGGCTTTTCAAAAGATGATGTTTCATGGCGTTCAAGAAGGCTACATTGAAGACATTACTGATCAAACAAAACTCAATCACTACTTTACACCTACGGATAAAGACTACGGCTGTTCAACTTATGCACGAGAATTGTTTATGCCTAAAGGCATGATTGTAGTCGGCAAATTACACAAGAAAGCACACCTGACATTCTTACTTAAAGGCGTGATTGTTGTTGTATCTGAAGATGGCGGTAAGAAAAGGCTACATGGCCCTGTTACTTTTGTATCCCCTGCTGGAGTTAAACGTGTCTTCTACATTGAAGAGGATGCACTACTCACAACAGTTCACCTTACAAAAGAAACAGACGAACAAAGCCTCGATAAAATTGAAGACGAGGTTATTAGCCCAACATATGAGGCCATGGGCCTAGAGGAACCAGACCTATCAGGTTTAGACAAGTTCCTATCACAGAAATAGAAGGAATAATTATATGTCTTTTGCAATAATAGGCGGTGCAATCATTGGCGGTGGAATGGGACTTATGGGTGCCAACAAGCAAGCCAAAGCCATGGACAGAGCCAACGCCGCCAATATGGCATCGTTCAATATGTACAAACCATACGTTGAGCCTAACCTAAAGGCTGCAGATGCTGCTTTAGGCGGAGTACTAGAAACAGGTAACTACCAAGGTCAGACTTACGCAGGACCTAATCAGTTCAACAGAGGCACAGCCAACCAAATGGGCCAGTTTGGTCTTGGGATGCAGAACAGTGGGTCCAATATAATGGGCCAGACAGCCGGATTCGGACAGAATGCTAACGATCTCTACGGTCAGTACATGGGAATGGCTGATGGTGCAGGTCAAGACCGCATGGCGACTGCAATGGACTACGCAAATAACAATGTAGACGCATTAGCAAACGTAGCCCTCCGTGACAGCCGCAGAGGTCTGGACGAGAACCTCCGTCAAGGCAACATTTCAGCCTCTGGAACCGGAAACATGAACTCAAGTCGTGCAGGTGTGGCTGATGCCATCGCTAGACGTGACTTTGACGACCGTGCAGCCGATGTACGCACAGGCCTACAGAACCAACTGATCGATAGATCCCTCCAACAGCAAGCACGGCAGTTCTCAGACCAAGGCGATGCACTAAATGCAGCCGGAAGGGCTAACCAGAACATCATGGGCGCATACGGCATGGGCCTGAATACCATGGGTGAAGGTGCTAACTTCGGTATGAACGCCGGAAACTTCCTACAACAGCAAGAACAGAACCGTTTGAATGATGATCGTGACAGGTTCGAGCGTGATCGAGACTTTGAGTTTGATATGCGCGAGAGGTACGGACAAGGCATACTTGCCCAAGGTGGAACAACATCAAATACATACAAGCCAAACCTTGTAGACAAGGGACAAGCAGCCATGGGCGGTGCGATGTCGGGTATGGGCTTCATGAACAAATATATGCCCAGATCAGGTGGTTTTGGCGAAAGTCAAATGTTTAACCCCCTATTTGGCGGTCAAGCAGGGCTAGGGATCGGAGGTAACTAAAGATGGAATGGGAAATAATTAGCCAGAACCCTAACTTTATGTCTGCTCTAGCCAATGACCCTAGAGTCGGGCCAGATCCGAAAGCATGGTATAGCCGTCTTAGACCAGAAATACAAAAGTCATTGGCTGAGTCTTTTATGCCAAAGTCAGGTACAGTTGCAGAGCCGATCCTAAACCCGAACATGGCCCAGACAATAAGTCAGATTAACAGACCTGCTTTAGATCAGGTTCAACCCCTTGTTGCTGCAGATAATGGTGTACTAGCAGGTGGCTTTAATGCCGATGGCGTTGCTATTGGTACAAACATGGAAGCCGACGTAGACCCCAACAAAGGTTTCGTACCAGTCACAGTAGGGTCTGGAATGAGTATGGGTGTCGTCATGTATAATCCAGAAACTGGCGCGGTCATGCCAGTAGAGGGTAATAATGTTAGCAATCTAATCGCTCGGAACCCCAACGTCCAAAACATTGCTATGGAGGCTTACAACAACCGTGTAAATGCTCCAGTACTAGAGGCCAAAAAAAACCTTAACACTGCCCAAGGTATCATCGATGCCACAGATGGTCAGGTAAGTGGTCCTGTCCTTGAGCAGTACACAGATGCTAAACGAAATCTGACTGAAGCCCAGAGACGCGCTATGTCTAACATGTCTGACCCTTCAGCCGTGGACATAGCAGCTAACAGACCGTCTTACGAAACTCCAGTTCTATCAGGTCTCGAAGAGTTTGAGGCAACTAATACTCCGTATGTACGTCCTACAGTGGTCAACAATCCGAATGTACCCGAAGTGTTTCCAAATCCGAATTTACCTAACGTGGACTTTGCAGATCCAACTATGGCTCCAACAAATGCTCTTAACGCAGGGCCAGTTCTTATAAACGACAATAAGCCAAATCTGCCCTTTAATACTTATAGCGAGAATGGAGTTCTTACCGATAACTCTGCACCAAACACTGTGACGAACTCAGGTATCTTAGGAACAGGTACGTCAAACCGTACGTCAGGTGGACCAAGTGTTCGCTCGATCATGGGTTCTTCGGGCATGAAGACCAGCAACAGAC